GGTATGCGTCTGGGTATGAGTTCGATATAAAGTTACTTGTATTCGAATCACTCAAAGCATCTATAGTGCCATAGTATGTTAATTGTAACGTATAACTTGCGTCTGGTGTAGGTACTAATTCAATTGTGTTATCTACTAAAGCAAAATATACAGGTCGGCTAGTTACATTATCTATAGACTTTCTATAAATATCCAATGATTCTATGGATTGTTGCATAAGCGGTGTAAAGTTACTACCATCAATCTGTACGTTAATTGCTTCTAACCAATCAGTTGGTAATGATAAATATTGACTATCTGCTGTTGCAGTAGCTCTTTTTATCATGTCTTTTACTCTGAGCCTTCTATTAAATTCTGCTTCTGTTGCATCAATAAAAAAATCTAATTGGTTGGTTAAATCAGATCTGTTTAAAAAATTTGCAATATTAGTTTTTAATTCATCGTATGTCATACTTTACCTTTCCATGTTCGGAAAACTTTATTGTCTGAATGGTTAAGCCATTCTCTCCATTTTTTATTGTCTTTTGCCCAGCCTTCTCTACAAGCTCTTTGATATACAACCATTGGAACTTCAGCGACATGTCTTAAATCTTTGCCGGGTGCCATTTCAGACAAGGTTTTACAATGTTCTATTATAGGTGCTACGTCTTGGGTAGTATGATAAATAACCTTATCATCTTCGGTAGCAAACTCATGTTTATAACCTTTTTTGTGATCTATAATTGTTCTTCTAGCCATAAGGTAATTCTACCATAAAAAAAAGGGTTCAGACCAAAGCCTAAACCCTTTAATAGTATTACAACTTAAGATACGTTTAAGTCTGCAACAACACCATGAGCAGCTTCATTGGATACTTCTAATCCATACTCAGCTACGATCATTTTTGTTTCAGCGTCACCTATAGTTGCTATATCAATAGTTTCAAAGTTTCTTAGGTAAGATACTTTTGCAAACTCTGGATCTACTAATAATAGAGATCTTTCTCTTGATCTGTTTGATGGAACGATTTTTAGTTCACCAAAGTCAGATGAGTAGATAGCTACTGAAGCTTCTACTGTGTTTGCATCAACAAACTGTCTAGCTTGTGATCTACCTGTGAAACCAGAAATAACTTGCTTATTGTGTGGGCCACAAATAGCTAAGTTAGGCTCTGCACCGTTTTGGAACATATCTTCTAAAACATCTTTTAATAGATCTTCTGTAAGGTCTCTTAATGTTCCATCAGTAGCGGCTGTAGTATCAGTACCAGCAGCACCACCAGCTCCTCTTGAGGCATTAGATGAAATCCAAGCTTCAAAAGATCTAGTTTGTCTTGCTGTTGTAGCGTCACCTTCTTCTTTAGCATTGTTTTGACATAGAGCTTCTTCCATATCTCTTTTCAAAGCTTTAGCCATAATAGCTAATTGGTGTGCCATTTCTGATTTCTTACCAGCTGCATCTGAAGCTTCTTGTGAGCCTGTTACAGTTGCATCTCTGTAAGATATTTGACAAGCATTCTTAACCCTTGCAGTAGCTGTTGAAGCAGCTCTTGTTAGGTTAAAACCTTCTAACTGACCAGCTCCAGATGGTGTTGGTAAGTTTTCTGTTTGCCATTCAAATATTACATTGTTTACATTTCTTGTACCAATTGATGACATAAATGGTGTTTGCATTGGAGAGATGTTGTAAATAATATTACTTAAATCTTCTCTGTCAGCAGTAGCATCATATGTATCAAAAGCATTTTGTACTTTAGCCATAATAATTCTCCTATATTAATTGTTCAAATACTTTAGCCGCATCTTGGACTTTTCCAGATTTGGCCAACCTTTGTTTTGCTTTCTTCACAGGAGTTACTGATTTTTTCTTGTTAACTGTTCCAGGTCTTGCAACTCTAGCTGGAGCTTTTTGTGTTGGTTTCTTTTTCACGGTTTCGACAATTTTGTCGTTTAACCATGCTTTTCGTAAACCAAGCAAAGCTCTGTAGTCATATACGGAGACAACTTCTTGATGAGTATATTCAAGAGTATTAATTGCATAATCCCTAATAGCAGCTTTTTCTTTAGCAGCTACTTCTGGATTTTGCCACTCTGGAATCAATTCAAGAATTCTTTGCTGTCCAAACTCAACTTGTTGTTGAATAAGTTTCTGCTGTTCAGCCATGGCTTCGTCTTGAAGTCTTTGCTGTTCAGCTTGTATAGCTTTAGCCTTCTCTTTCTTTTCATCCCAAAGTTGTTTTTCTCTTACATAACCAACAGGATCATCCTCATATAGTTTGCTCCAATCTGGTTCGTTAGCCATTTCACCCTGTAATTGGGCTTCCATCTTCGGTAACAACTGCGAATAAATCGCATCTCTTTGCGCTAACTCTGCTTGCTGCTGCTCAATAGTTTTACGCTGTTGAGAGAGTTCTTGAGTTTTACGCGTATAGTCTTGCTGACGAGAATATCCGTTGACCAGTTCCTCTTGCGTCACCTCTACTTCTTGGCCATCTACTTTTACAGTAAATGTTAAAGGTTGCTCGATTTCCTCTTCAACATTGGTTTGTTCTTCATCGCTTTCTTCTTCGTATTCATTTAGTTCAGCAGCAATTTCTTCATCTATTTCATCAGAAATTTCTTCTTCACTCTCTAAATACTCTTCTTCTACTACTTGTGTTTCTTCGACTGTCTTTTCAACCTTATCCTCTTCAGGGGTTAAAAAACTTTCAAACGCAGTAGTAGTTTTATCTAGTTCCGTTTGTAAAGCAGTCGGTTTTCCGTTATTGCTCATAAAATACTCCTTATGTATTTAAAGGTATATTATACTAATAAAAAAAGGTTTTTAACCAATTTTTCTAATTTTGTTTATATTAGCTTTGGTTAATTTGCCTTTTTCAGCAATAATTCTAAGATGTCTTTCGACTTCCGGTAGGAGCAAGATAGATCTATGTATATCCTCTCTTGCTTTTACATCATCAATGTTTCTAAGATTTAACCAATGAGTGATGTATTCATTTTTAAGATTTTCAATTGCTTCTTGAAAAGTATCTGAGTTTAATATTTGTTCAGCTTGCGCAGCTTTAACTACTTCTTCGTGTGTTACTGACATTATCTAAATAAGTTAATTGGTGGTAAATTGCCCCGTCTATCAATAGACATGAACCTGTCTCTTGGTTTTTCAATCCTGTCTGGAACATCTAATAAAGAAGGAGTTTGAGCCAATGACTGTGGTGTTGTGGCGAGGGTTTGCATTGGTGCTATCATCGGCTCAGTTTGTGGTAACTGTGGTGTTGGTTGTATGGGTTGTTGTATAGGTTGCATAGGAAGCATAGGTTGTTGTATAGACATAAAGTTCTGTCTAACATTTTCACTTGGTTGCATTTTCATTAAAGGTTGATAGTTAGGTTTCGGTGGCATAAAAGTATTTGTATATGCCATAGGCGGTAAATCAAAGTTACCGTAGTTACCTAAAAACTGTTGTGGTTGTAATGCACCCTTGCTCATATTTGTATTATCTTATCCATTTTTTCATCTAGCTTATCTAGACGATCTATTACCCTATCTATAGAAAGAGCTAGTTCTTCCTTGGTTACAAACTTACTAGCAACTTCCTCTCTGGTCTTATTTACAAGTATATCAATTCTTTTGGTTTCTGTCGCGTTTGCACGCATGCCATAAATAATTGGCCCGAAAACCAAAGTGATAATTACATTCCAAAATAAGATAGCACTTACTTCCACTTAATAACTCCACACATGAGGTCTTGGTCTACCTTGAGAGTCCTTTGAAATGTCCAAGTGTATAAATCTTCCATTGCCTTTTTGATTAATTCCTATGCCTGTAAATCCGTAATCAGTAGCTTTAGATATGACTTCTAGGGCTTGTTCGCCTCTTAATGCTATATCAGCGGCTAATCCTAATGCGTGCGTGCCTGGTGCTTTTTTGTTTTTTTCAACAGGATGTTCAGCACATCTATATCCACTTGTTATTTTAAATGGAAAGCCTACATCGCTTCTAAGTAATTGTAACTTATCTATTAGCTCTGGTTCAATATTATTTTCACCACAATGTTTGCAAGCAAACTCCTCTAGTGTGAAATTATCCCAACTCATTTTCCTACTCCTTTTACTCTTTCGTAAGATCTCATTCCACCAAGACCTAACATACCCATTAATACAGGTAGCATGGTTGATGTATCTGCTTGTGGTACGTCAATACCAAAAGGTGCTAGTAATGGACTAATTAAGAAGTTTACTGCAAAACCTGCAACACAAACCCAAGCTGTAGCTGGCCTCCATGATGATTGAAACCAATTACCTTTAGCTTCTTCTTTATTTACTTCTATCTGTGCTTTAGCAATTTCGTGAATATGCTTTTGCGACATGGTTGCAATTTCATGCGCTATCTTTTGTTTTTGATCTGCGTCTGGAATGAACTTGTCAAGAATCTTCGTTACTGGTTGTATCAGTTTTTCTATCATTATGTAGCCTTATAAAATATTCAGCATCGACTAAGGCGAGAGGCTTTGTTCTATTTCTTTTTATTATAACCAAAGGTTCATAACCTTTACAGTTTTCTTGTGATTGTTCATAAGCTTTCCACACATTAACTGCTTCTTGGTTTTTACATTCTATTGAATAAGGAAACTGTTTGCGGGATTGAACACCCATAATGACATCTTCGCCATTGGATCCCATTGGTCTAGATTCAAGATCTTCTGGATCAAAGCCTAGCAGTTCAATGAGTTTATCTACCACCCATTGTTGTAAAGCCCTGCCCTTGGCTTTAGCAGAAGATGGCTTCACTTTTTCTTTTTCTTATAACTTACTTTTTTACCAGCTTTCTTTGCAGCTGCTTTAGCTTTTTTTACTCCAGCTTTTGTATAGCTGTATTTTTTCTTTCCTACCATTGGCATAATTTTCTCCTTGTGATTTTAAAAATATTTTATCAGCTTGTCTTTGAAAAGACCATTCTAAAAACTTATCTAGTAGATTAGCCAAACGCCTCACTTCTTTTTAATTATAGTTTTAACATTGGTAGGCTTACCACCTACACCTTGTTTCTTTGCTCTTTTTCTTGTGACAGCACTTCTTTTTTGTGAAGCAGTCATTGATGCGGCTTTGGAAGCTGGTACGCATTTAGGATATTTTCTTTTAGATCCTTTAGCAGACTTTCTACCACAGGATTGATATTTGCCTTTCTTTTTAGGCGCACCAATGTCAACCCATTTTTCCTCAAACCATTTGGTTAAGCCATCGGTATCTTTAGGCATTTTTATATTTACCGCCTCTTTTTTTGTATTCTCTTACAAGCCATGCGTTAGCGTAGGCACTTGGATATACATCAAACTTTCTTTTAGCAGCGGCTTTTACACTTGCATATAATGCTGGATTTGTAGGTACTGAACCCTTTTTACTCTTAGTTTTTTTTACCATTTTTTACAACTCCAATACCTTGGTGTTAGCTTGCTAGGTGGATTAGTATCACATTTATGCCTTGCTCTAAAAGACTTTCTTCTTTTTGGTTGTGATTTTTTAATTGTCATCTTAGGATCACCAAATCTAACCAACTTAACTTGTTCTCCTTGCTTTGCCAGAACAGCAAACTTTTTAGACTTTCCCGGTGTTCTTTTTGGTTTGTTGTAACCACTAAACCTTTCACCTCTATATGTAATTGCCATTATTTGTTTTTCCTTGTTCTAATTATAGGTCTTGGCTTCATCAAGTTATCTAACCATTCCCATGCTTCAATTAAATATTTCTTCATTAATGTAATTCTTTTTCCTCAATAAATATTATTTCAGAGTTTGCGTTGACCTCACCATTTGACATCAAGCTCATAATCTTTAGTGCATCGTCTTTTGTTTTTGCTTTAATTTCTTTACCAACATAAACCATATCACCTTCAAGCACTTCTAAATTAAATATTTTGTGTTGGTGGTACATTGCCTGTAAATAATCCTTGAGCTTGATCTTTTGCACTTTGTCGTAAGGCCTCTCTGTCTCTTTCCATGATTGCGTTAAGTTCAGCAATGTTTACCTGTGCGCCATACTTAGCTTGGAGTTCCATTGCTTTGACTTTTAATTGTGCCTCTTCTATATCTCTTTGTCTATCATCATCAAGAATGATTTTCATCCTATCTGTTTCTGCATCAATCAAGGCTTTCTGCGCAGTAACTTGTGCTTTTTGCATCTCAGCTTGTGCCAACATTTCTTCAGCAGATGGTTTATCTTGCTCTGGTTGTGGTGGCATTGGAGGAACTTCAGCATTAATAAATGAGGTAGAGTCTTGGAATCCAGCTAACTCAATCATTCTAGTTAAAGTATTAGAATATTGCTGTAGATTTACTAAAGGATTCTGTGGCCCTAGCAATTGCATAATTTGTTCTTGCTTGCTTGCGATATTTTGTAATATTGAGAACTTTTCTGTATCAGATGACTTAGATATAGCTACATTAACCACTAAGTCTTTGTCTGTATCCCAGTATCTTGGATCTACAGGTACAAATTTACCGTTTAATCTAAAGACATCTTGGGCGTTTTGATGCTTGATAACCAAGTTATTTGTGGTTCTGAACATCTCTTTTAGGCCGCCTTCTGCAAAATGTCTGCAAATAAGTTCTACCCTTCCTTGCGCACCACTCATAGTTGCAGTCACAGCCGCGCTAGTAGTTGATTGTAGTGCTTCAGCGTTAAGACCTGCACTAGCTTTAGATACGCCAGTTCTATTTTCTTTGGCTTCATCTAAATATCCTAATACTGGGAATGCTTCTTTACCTACAAATGGTACTGCAAATGGTTGTACCATTCCTGGCGCACGCATACGTATGGGTTGTCCTATATCTGTATTTAACACATCATCAACATTAACTTGTCCTTCAACAATACCCATTCTTGGGAAAATTGAATGACCTAGTGAATCAAGCGTATCACGCATAATTTGTGACTTAGCAGCTTGAATAGGTTTGAGATAATCAGCTGGACATGAACCTATGGCTGTGTGCGGTTCTGGATCTGGACAGAACATGCATATTGGTAAATCATCCCATTGTTCTACATTTAAAACATGAATACCATTACCGATGGTACATACTCTAATTCTTTCATTAATACCGTCACCATCAAAATCATAGAACAAGTAATGCTCTACGTATAAAACATCTTTACCGCCAGCATCGTTTCTGTCTGGGTATACCATATTATCAAATGGGTTTCTTGCTTCTATTTCTTCATAGGCCTCTGGATCTACTGCACTACCGCCATAACTTGCGTATTGTTCAATTTCTTCTTCGTCATAGCCCATTGCTACTAAATCAGAAACAGACTTAATCATTCTGTGTGCGACATAGGATGCAGACTGAAGGTCGCGTGCGTGTCTTGATATTAATACTTCTTCTGGTGGTATTGCTTCAATACACACTTGGTTTTTTTGTTTTACTCTTCGAATTGTTAAATCAAAACTTACTGGTATTTCCTCTGTTACTTCTTCACCGCTTAGTGGATCAAGTGTAGTAATGGTTTCTTTGGTAACTGACTCTTCAACTATCTCGACATCTTTATCTAAGATAAGTGCTTGATAAGATGCAGGATCAAGATTCGTATATTCGTGCGTGGTTGCTACAACTGAATCATCCCAAAAGACTTTAACAAAACCAGTCTTCCTAACCAGCGCATCTTTAAATGCATCATATAAAACTTGGAAGCCAGGATTTTTTTGTTGGATAATATAATTAATATAATCAGTTTGTTGTTCTGCAAGCGGAATATCTTCTGCGTTTTTAGGTACAAACTCTACAATTTTTTTCGTACCAAAAAAAGTACGCATGATAGATGGCAACATAAATAATATGCTCTCTCTAACATCCGTAGATATAAATTCTGATTGCACGCTTGAGGTGCTTTGTGGTTCATTGCCTAAATAGTATTCGGTTGACTCTGCTCTCTCCTCTCCAACTTGGTGTATGAAATCTTTGGCATCATCCATCTCTGCCTTGATAACACCGCTTAAGTCTAAAAGGTCTTGTTCTTTTTTAACTTCTACAGAGACTTCTTCAATTTTTTTGTTTTTTGCCATAAATTTATCCAACTCTAATTATTCGTGATTTAAGTGGTTGTCTAAAATTATAACCAAAATGGTTACCACTTCCACTAAAACTTGCAGCTGAACTTGCCATTGTTAATGCAAGCGCATCTGCCTTGTCTGGTGACTTGATGCCACGTTTACGCATCTCGTCTTTGCTTTCAATTTTTATTTTACCACTAGATGTGTATTTATATAAGGGGGAAGCTAACTCTGCTTCTAGCTCATTATCATGAGGTAATCTGCAATCTCTAGAACTTAACCAGTCCTTAATTGAAAACCACAGCTCCGCACGCAAGTTCAAATAATTTTTTTTCGTTGATGGTGCTTCTGCGACATTGACTCCACGCACGGGTAAGTTTTGTTCTAACAATCTATCTACTACACCGGCACCGAGTCCAATAACATCAACTAGTATTTCTTGTGGTCTTTCTATTGCAGTTGCATCGTCATAACGATTTTTAATTACACCGCACAGTTGCATTAAATCCATAGATGGAAAGGATTGAATTTCAAGGACATGATTTCCCTGACGCACGCATAGGGCAGAATTGTCTCCACCAAATCTTGCTACGTCCAATCCCCATACAATAGGTTCGCTAGCCGCGAGTGAAACATCTCTATCAACTGCGCTTTTAATTAGCTCCATTGGTATAACAGTATCATCATCCGCGGTTGGGAATTCGCCCATTACCTCCACGCGCGCAACGGTAGAATCTTCTCCGTACTGCTCAATCATTTTGCTGAAGAGATCTTTGTCAGTACCTTCAACCGTGCGTGAGTCTATCTGTTCGTTTTTCCAAAATGCTTTTGCGCTGTGGAATGAATCATAGAATGGCCCTTGGTTCCTGCGTGGGTTAGAGAAGGTAAACCAAAAACGATTTGGAGTTGGTTCAGAAAAGAATCCTTCTGATACAGAATAAATAGGAGCTGGAATACCCGATGCTTCATCCATAATCAAACATACTCCGTATGATGAGTGGATACCTGCAAACGCATCTGGGTTTTCCTCACTCCATAACTGTGCCTGGGCATAGTAATAACCAGTATCTATCTTTAGGTCTCTTTCTAATGCTTCATCAAACCAAGCTGCTGGTTTTATGGTAGTTGCAGTTTTTGACCACCAATGAGAATTTAAAGATAAGGTAAGCCACTTACCAAGCTCTGCCCATGTTCTACTTCTTAACTGTTGTTCTGTGTTAGCAGTAACAATTACTGTTGATCCTAATCTGGTTGATAACATCCACAAAATAATCCAAGCAACCAAAGCTGATTTACCGATACCACGACCTGATGCTACTGCCATTCTAAACATCTCTGGTAAATCCTTAACACCATTACGTTGAATGTGTATTGTCATTTCTCGCAAAATTTTTTCTTGCCACTTCCTTGGCCCTTTAAATTCTTCAAGGGGGGTATCCTTCATTCCCCAAGGAAAGACAAATTTGACGAAATTTAATGGGTTATCTTTAATTACTGGTGACCATAATTCGGTCATCAATAGCTTTTCTTCTTCTGCTTTATACTTCATAAAAATTACCTAAAAAAATTTTCGCATAGTGTATATATATAACGCACCACCCCCACGTACGCAAAGGGGGGTAAAATTCTATTCTATGCATATTATATAAACGCAACGCAACAACGCACGAACGGGGGAAATTCTTGCGTGCAAGCGTTAGTCTTTAACATCTTTTAATGATAGCGTTTCTTTTTCTTGATGATTAATAACTTTCATGCGTGATTGTGCGTGCGTGAGTGCTTCTTTAATATTAAGCGTATGTTCTACTGTTTGCTTATCCGCCCATGTATCGCGATCAGCCGATTTTAAATAAAATTGTATTGCGTTAAATTCCCCGTCTTGTATTTTTTCCATTAACTTTGATGTGGCTAGTTGAAGCCCCTTTGCTTTTCCTCTGTCTAATGCTTCCGCTAATTCCGAGTTTTTTTTAATTCTATGTTTGTTGAATGTATCCCAACCCACATTCAATGACTTGCAAATATCCATGATTCCCATGTTTAAAGACGCCAGATATTCAACCCTTTCATAGTCAATTACTATAGGTTTTCTCCCTCTTTTTTTTGGTGTTTTTGTTGTCATATTCCGATTAATTATAGCTTAAAAGGGTATTAATTAAGCTTTATTTGATAATTAATTACATTATTTTATATGTATTTGTTGACATCTGTACATTTTTAGCTATCATTTATATGTGATATATATTAATAACCAATTAAAAGAGGTAACCAAAATGAAAAAACTGAAATACTACAGACATGGCGGAATCAAGAAAGGTTCACAAGGCCAAATTACATTATATGGAACAGTAGAAGCCATAACAGATGAACCGGTTAAAGAGACATTTTTCGGCTATTCAACAAGTGAAGCGATGAAAAAGTTTGAGATAACTCTAAAAAACAAAGCCAAAGAACTAGCACAATTTATAAACCAATAAGGGGACACAATGAAAATATCAAAGGTAGGAAAGTTAAACTCTAGATCGTGGAGCCTTGAAGCCTTAGAGACTTGTCCGGCTTCTAAAGATTCAAACGGTGAACTTGTCCCGGCTTGTAAGGGCTGTTATGCAGTAGGCGGAAACTATCGTTTTAAAAATGTTAAAGAGGCTAGAAGCCATAATAAAAGAGATTGGAAAAGGGCGGAATGGGTAGCCGATATGATAGAGGAACTAGACTCAGACCGCTATTTTAGATGGTTCGATAGTGGCGATATGTACAGCCTAGGACTAGCCGAAAAGATATATGAAATCTGTAAGGCTACACCATGGACAAGGCACTGGATACCTACAAGAATGCACAAGTTTAAGAAGTTTAGAGATGTTATTGATAGGCTCAACGCTTTAGATAATGTTGTTGTAAGGCTTTCTAGTGATGGCATTAACGGGGAAATAATACAAGATGCTGAATACTCATCAACCATTATTCCATTTATAGACAGCCAAACAACAGCAACCGTATGCAATGCACCGCTTCAAGATGGTAAATGTAAAAAGTGCCGGGCTTGTTGGGATAAGTCTATCAAAGTTATAGCATATGCCGGACACGGTGCAAAGATGAAAAAACAACAAAGAGAACTAATTCAAATCATGGAGGTAGCATAGATGAATTTTAAACTTGATAATTATACGGCTGTAGGAATAGCCGAGGGATTTATAGAAGCTGAAACAGATGAGCAAGTACTACAAGCATGGCAACATCTAGTAGATACCGGTTTAGCGTGGAATCTTCAAGGGTGGTTCGGTAGAACTGCAAGAAGATTAATTGATGATGGTTTTATAAAAAACCAGGGGGAAATAAAACAATGAGTAAACCAAAAGAATATATTTTTAGTAACACTTTTACAGTAACAGAGGAAACGGAAGTTTTAGCAAATAGCTATGATGAAGCTGTTGAGATATTCCTAAGCGGTGGCGGTACTACTGATGAAGTAGATCAAAGCGGTGGCAATTGGGAATGTATACAAGAACCAACGGAGGGCGAAGAATGAGCAACATATACAACATGATTACCTTTGACATAGAGAAAGACCTAGACAATGAAAAACTAACTATTGAATGGATAGAGAACTATCTAAGAGAGCA